CTGACATCGCACATCTGCCGAATATCGAGTCGACGCATCGGATGGAGATGTCGATCGGCAAGCTCGAAGGCGAAGTGCATGCGCTGGTCGAGCGCATCAAGCCGATCGGCGCGATGGCCGATCGCATTCAAGAAGCCCTGATGGAGAGAGTGGTCCTGAAATGAGCGACATCATCACCCGCGACGCGCGGCTGATCATCGTGCGCGAGCTTGCCGCGCAGCCGGGGTATTCCCTCAACGAGGCCCTGCTGTCCGAAACGCTTCAGTCCTTCGGCATCACGCGGTCGCGTGACTGGCTGCGCGACGAGCTGCGCGCGCTCGCCGAGCTAGGTGCCGTCACTGTGACCGAGATCGGCACCGTCAAGGTTGCGGTGCTGACCAACAAGGGACTCGATCACGTCGAGCGGCGCATCGTCATCGAGGGCATTAAGCGCCCGAGCCCGCCGCGCGAGTAGCAGGATCATGGCGCGCGCAAAACGCGGCCGGTTGTCCTCGCTCGACCTCCTCCCCGAGGTGGCCGAGACCGACATCCAGTGGGCCTTCGAGGCGCTGAAGGAGCGCAAGCAGCATCAGCTAGCTATTCTCGGCGAACTCAACAAGCGGCTCGCCGATCGCGGCCTCGGGCAGATTTCCAAGTCCGCTTTCAATCGCAAGGCGCTCTGGCTGATCGGTCACGGCGACGCGATCCTGAAGGCGCGCGAAGTTGCGGCTGTGATGGCGGAGAAGCTCGACGACACGCCCGAAGGCGATGTCGGCCTGCTGCTCAACGAGCTGATCAAGTCCATCGTGTTTGACATCCTCTCGAACGCTCAGCTCACCGACAAGATGTCGATGAACATGGCGGTGAACGCCGCGATGGCGCTGCAGAAGCTGGAGGACGCGCGGAAGATTTCCATCACGACGCGCGACAAGATCGCGAAGACCTTCGCCGCGAAGGCCGTGGCCGCTATCGAAACGGCTGGCGCCGCGAAGGGCCTCTCGCGCGAGACCGTCGAAGAGCTGAAGGCCAAAATCCTCGGCGTCGACCTGGGCAAGAAGACATGACGCTCGCGCTTCCGCCCATCGCGTGGTCCGCCGACGACGTGACGCTCACGGTGATCATCGTGTTCTTCGCGCTCGCTGGCATCGTCGCGGCTGCGGCTTATAGGTGGCTGCCGTGAGCGAGGTTCTCGACAAGCCGCCGCGCGCGATCACCGAAGCCGAATGGGCCGAGGTGCGCCGGGCTGGCATGCTGGCAAGTACGCAGCTCGCAGCCCAAGGCGGCAGCCTGCCGGATGTTCTGCTCGGCTACCAGAAGCGACTGCTCGCTTCAACAGCCGAGAACGCCGTCACGATCGCCGAGAAATCGAGGCGCATCGGTGCGACGTGGGGCATCGGCGCTGATGCCGTACTCACCGCGGCGGCGCAGAAGCCAGCGGGCGGAATGGACGTGCTCTACATTGGCTACAATCTCGACATGGCGCGCGAGTTCGTCGACGTGTGCGCCATGTGGGCACGCGCCTTTCATCAGGCGATCGGCGACGCAGGCGTGCAGGAGTATTTGTTCGCTGACGGTCCCGATAACGACATCAAGGCATTCCGCATCACCTTCGCGTCCGGCTTCGAGATCATCGCGCTGTCGTCGCGGCCACGCTCGCTGCGCGGCCGACAGGGCTATGTCATTATCGACGAGGCGGCGTTCCACGACGATCTCGACGCCATGCTGCAAGCAGCCCTCGCGCTCCTGATCTGGGGCGGGAAGGTGCTGGTAATCTCCACGCACTATGGCGAGGCGAACGCGTTCAACACGCTCGTCAGCGACGTGCGCGCCGGGAAGAAGCCCTACAAGATCGTTCGCGTGACGCTCGACGACGCGCTCAACGACGGGCTCTACCAGCGCATCTGTCTTGTGCGCGGGAAGCCGTGGTCGATCGAGGCCGAGGCGGCGTGGCGCACAGAGACTGTCGCCTTCTACGGCGAAGGCGCCGACGAGGAGCTGTTCTGCGTTCCATCAAAAGGTGGCGGCATCTATCTGCCGCGCGCGTTGATCGAAGCGCGCATGCTGCCCGATCGGCCGGTGCTTCGCCTGGAGCGCCCGGCGAGCTTCGCCGGACTGCCGAAGTCGCAGCGCGAAGACGAGATCGCCGAGTGGTGCGAACAGAACCTTCAAGGCCCGTTGAATGCGCTCGACAAGCGACGCCAGCACGCGTTCGGTCAGGACTTCGGGCGCGTTTCCGATCTCACCGTCATCGTGCCGGGCGAGATCGGCGCCACGCTCAAGCGTACGGTCCCGTTCGTGGTCGAATTGCGCAACATCCCGTTCGAACAGCAGCGGCAGGTGCTGTTCTATGTCGTCGAGCGGCTCCCGCGGCTGATCGCCGGCAAGATGGACGCGACCGGCAACGGCGCCTATCTGGCAGAGGTCGCCGCGCAGAAGTTCGGGATGGAGCGCATTGAGCAGCTGAAGCTCACGAGCGCGTGGTATCTCGACAACTTCCCGCCGCTGAAGGCCGCGTTCGAAGACGGCACGATCCTCATTCCGGCGGACGCCGAGCATGTCGCCGACCTCGGGCTGGTCAAGACGATCGCCGGCATTCCGCAAATCCCCGCCGCACGTACCAAGGCGGGCGACGGCAAGACGCGGCACGCCGATTATGCGGTCGGCCTTGTGCTGTTCTACGCAGCGTCGCGCGCCGATCCGATGGAGATCGCTTACCGCGGAGCATCGACCGAGGCGGCCGCGACGCGCGATGGTCCCGACGAGGTCGATGATGACGACGCGCGCGCCTGGTGGAAGCCGCCGCTCGGCGCAGGCCTGCGAGGAGGCATCTGATGGCAGATAAGCCGACGCTCTACGGCCCGGACGGGCAGCCGATCCAGCGCGAGGTGCTGACGCAGGAGATCGCGAAAGCGACGATTACCGGCGTGCGCTCGCCGATCTCCGGCTATCCGAGCAGCGGTCTCAACCCGCGCCGCCTCGCGACGCTGCTGCGCGAGGCCGATCAGGGTGAGCCGCTGCGCTATTTCGAGCTGGCCGAAGAGATCGAGGAAAAGGACCTGCACTATGTCGGCGTGCTCGGCACGCGCAAGCGAGCCGTGACGCAGCTTGAGATCACCGTCGAGGCAGCCTCGGACGATCCGCTGCACGTCAAGGATGCCGACATGGTGCGCGCGTGGCTGCAGCGCGACGAGTTGGCGGACGAGCTGTTTCACGTGCTCGATGCGATCGGCAAGGGCGTGAGCTTCACCGAGATCGTTTGGGACACCAGCGAAGGCCAGTGGCAGCCGGGGCGTCTCGAATGGCGCGACCCGCGCTGGTTTCGGTTCGATCGCGTCGACGGCCGCACGCCGCTGTTGCGTGACGACAACGGAAATAACGCGCCGCTGCCGCCGTTCAAATTCATCCAGGCGTCGATTGTCGCGAAGTCGGGATTGCCGGTGCGCTCGGGTCTCGCCCGCGTCGCCGCCTGGGCGTGGATGTTCAAGGCCTTCACCCAGCGCGACTGGGCGATCTTCACACAGACGTTCGGTCAGCCTGTGCGCGTCGGCAAATATCCGGCCGGCGCGACCGAGGCGGACAAGGATACGCTGTTCCGCGCGGTCGCGAATATCGCGGGCGACTGCGCGGCGATCATTCCCGAGTCGATGCTGATCGAGTTCATCGAGTCGGCCAACGTCGGTGAAGGCGCGAGCCTGTTCGAGAAACGAGCGGACTGGATCGACAAGCAGGTCTCGAAGGCGGTCCTCGGTCAAACCGCAACGACGGATGCCGTCACCGGCGGGCTCGGCTCCGGCAAGGAGCACCGTCAGGTGCAGGAGGACATCGAGCGCGCTGACTGCAAAGCTCTCGGTGCCGTTCTCAATCGCGATCTCGTGCGTCCGTGGGTGCAACTCGAACGAGGGCCGCAGCAAGCCTATCCGCGCATTCGGATTGGTCGCGTCGAAGACAGCGACATCAAGCAGCTCACCGAGAGTTTGGTGCGGCTCGTGCCGTTCGGCCTGCAAGTCCAGAAGAGCTGGATGAACGATCAGTTGGGTATTCCCGACCCCGACGCCGGCGCGGAGCTTCTTGTCGCGCCGGCTCAACCGGCGGCGCCGCTGCTGCCCTCGCTACAATCCACGCAGCCGGTGCAGCTTTACAACGATCGGCTCGACCTCTTGGAAGCCGCGACTGCGCAGCTCGTCGGTCCCGCGGGTGACGAGTTGGTCGACGCGGTGCGCGCGATCGTGATGCGCGTGTCGACGATGACGGAGCTGCAGACCGAGCTGCACAAGCTCAAGCCCGCGGCCGCCGAGAACAGCATGGCTGGCTTGCTGCGCATGGCGCTCGTCTACGCGCAACTCTCCGGCCGCGCCGAGATCGCCGATGAAGCGGCTCATTAGCGGCGCCGGTTGTCCGCATTGCGGAGGCGGCGTGATCGCGCTGCAGACCAGCGACGGAGATCCATTCTCTACGCATCCGGTTGAGGCGATCGACTTCCTGCGCAAGAAGCTCAACGTGCCGACGCGCGCGTGGACTGACTTGTGGCAGGAGCAGCATTCGGTCGCCTTCACCGTTGCGGGTGCACAGAGCGACGCGCTGGTTGCCGACTTCCACGATGCGGTGAACGACGCGATTCAGAACGGCCGCACGCTTGCGGACTTCCGCAAGGACTTCGATCGCATCGTCGCCGATCACGGTTGGAGCTACCACGGCTCGCCTGGTTGGCGATCGCGCGTGATCTTTCAGACGAACCTGCGCACCGCCTACGCGGCCGGGCGCTGGGAGCAAATCCAGCGCGTGAAGGATGATCGGCCGTACCTGCGCTACGTCGCCGTCATGGACGCGCGTACGCGCGCCGAGCATCGCGACTGGAACGACACCGTGCTGCCGGCCGACGACGACTGGTGGCTGACACACTTCCCGCCAAATGGCTGGAATTGCCGGTGCACTGTGCAGAGCCTCAACGATCGCGACCTTGAGCGCTACGGGCTGACGGTGAACGCGAAGGCGCCGCCGATCGAGATGATTGAGCGCACCGTCAATACGCCGGAGGGTCCGCGCACGGTGATGGTCCCGGAGGGCATTGATCCCGGCTTCGGCTATCGGCCCGGCGCGCCGCCTGCCGAGGCGATCCGCGCGGCGCTCCGTTAGGTGACGATGGCGCCGCACAGAAAAGAGGTACTGATCCAGCTCGCCGTGGGGCTCGCGCTCTTCGCGCTCATCTGCCTCGCGCTTCGCTACTTCGGGCCGGGACCGCTCGTGCAGCTCTACCCCACCGCCGCGGCACCGATCCGGGCCGGTTCCGTGACCCTGACGGCAAAAACTGGAATCGGCCCGGGGATGGCCTGACGGTCCTTGGGCGGGGCCGGAGTGCCCGCCAACCCCGAAACCCGATTCAAAACCCCTTGAATGGGCCCGCGTGGGGCCTTCCCCGGGCGGGCGGGCGCCCGATTTCCGGCTAGGCTCCAACCTTTCGTGGGCTGACCCCGGTTCCCGCGCTAGGCCCAGCGGCTTGCCGGTCGGCGGAATCGGCTCCTAACCTCGGCGCAATGACGAAGGTCCCGCGCTGGCGAAAGAGCGACAATATCAAGCGCCTGCTCTCCGCCCGGAGAGCCGCCGGACTGGTGAAGGCTTTCGGAGATGTGCAGGCGAAAAACGCACCATGGGTTTTCGACCCGGACGGGCTCGATGGTTGGTGGGACGCGGTCATCCGTGATCCGCGCAGTCACCGAACATTCGAGGTGAGCCTGGGCACCGACCACCCCGAGGCGCATCTGCGGCTCGATCGCGTCGCCAAACGGTGTTCGCTCATCACGTTCAAGTGCGTCGACTGCAAGGCCGGCGGAACGCTGCGAACCGAAAACCTCCTGCGCGAACGCGGCCCCAGCGCGAACGTCAACGCCCTCGGCGAAGGCCTGTTCAACTGCCCTGACAAATATGCAAGGCGCAACGGCCGCTATTGCGTCTTCCGCTTCATCGAAGGCGGCAATGAGAGCGATGTGGGCTTTTCTTCGACGAAACACCGCTGAGGGGATGACGCCCTGTCAGGGTTACTGACTCGGGCCGGCGTGGCGATTGTCGCCTCATGTCCGGGGGCAACGCAACCACCTCTTTTCTGATCGCGCTTAACGCCGACGGCGGCGCGCCGGACTGGATCATGATCCTGCCGGCGACGAGCGGTGTGATCACGACCGTCGACGGGCGCGGCCCGTATCGCATCGACGATGCCGCGCGACTGATGTCGGACAGCCTGCAGGCTGCCGGCGGCAAGCTCGCGATCGACGAAAATCACTCGACCGATCTTGCGGCGCCGCAGGGCCAGCCGTCGCCTGCCCGCGGATGGGTGATGGAGCTGCAAGCACGCGCCGATGGCATCTACGGCCGCGTCGAGTGGACCGAGACCGGCAAGCAGCTCCTCGCTGATCGCGCGTATCGCGGCATCTCACCCGTCATCATGTTTCGCAAGGACGGCGCGATCACGCGCGTCCTGCGCGCCTCACTCACCAACGTCCCCAACCTGCGCGGCATGGCCGCGCTTCACGCTGAAGGAGCGAACATGGAGCAACTGCTGGCACAGCTGCGCGCAGCACTCGGTCTCAAGGATGACGCCGACCAGGCGGCGATTGTCGCCAAGGTGAAGGCGACGTGCGGCGGCACTGCGGCGAACGCCGTGCTCTTGCCGATCGCGAAAGCAACCGGCCTCAAGGACGATGCCGACGCCACGACCGTGCTCAATGCGGTGACGGCGCTCGTGGCGTCGACCAAGACCGCGCTCTTGCCGATCGCGAAGGCGGCGGGCCTCAAGGACGATGCCGACGCCACCGCCGTGCTCAACGCGGTGACGGCGCTCGCGACCGCCGCCAAGGGCGCGGAAGGCGTCGCCGCCCTGCAAACCGAGCTGACGACGGTGACCACCTCGCTCAACGCCTTGCAGAAGAAGCTCGCGACCGACGCCGCCACGGCGTTCGTCGACGGCGCGATCAAGTCGGGCCGCGTTGGCGTGAAGCCGATGCGCGATCACTACATCGCGATGCACGCGACCGACCCTGCGCGCGTCGAGAAGGAGATCAACGCGATGGCGATCCTCGGGCCGTCCGGCGTGCTGGCGACGCCGCCTGTCCCGGACAAGGACGGCAAGGTCGGGCTGAACGCCGAGCAGCTCACGGTCGCAAAGGTCCTCGGCATCAAGCCGGAGGATTACTCCAAGACCCTCGCCACTGAAAACACTGCGGCCGCCTAAAGCGCGGCCGGATCAGAAACCCACACCGCGGCCGCGGGCCGCACGATGGAGAAGTAGATGGCTCTCAGCGCCGACCGGAATACGCCCCGCCTGCAAGGCGAGTTCAAGTCGCTGGACATGGCGGCGGCCACGAAGATTTTCGCGGGCGCGATCGTCATGCGCAACGCGGCCGGCTACGCCACCAAGGGCGCCACGGCGCTCGCCCTGGTCGGCGCCGGCATCGCCCAGCAGCAAGTCGACAACAGCGCCGGCAGCGCCGGCGATCTGTCGATCGAGGTCCGCGAGGGCGTCTTCCGCGTCGCGAACTCGTCGGCCGGTGATGCGATCACCGTAGCCGACATCGGGCGTCTTTGCTTCGCGGTCGATGATCAAGCCGTTGCAAAGACGAACGGAACGAACACGCGCTCGGTCGCCGGCATCATCGCCGGTGTGGACGCACAAGGCGTCGCGGTTCTGTTTTCCGAAACGGCGGTCGCGGCGTATCTCGCCAACCGTCGCTTCTTCGTGCCGCTGCGCGTCGCGACGCTCGTCGGTGCCAACGTCTACCGCGCACTCTCGCCGTTCGCAGGCCGCGTCGTGAAAATCTGGTCGGTGACCGAAGGTGTGCTCACCACCGGCGACGCGACGCTGACCGGCAAGATCGACGGCGCCGCCATCACCACGGGCGTCATCACCATCACGCAGGCCGGCTCCGCTGCCGGCGACAAGGACAGCTGCGTGCCGACCGCCGCAAACGTGGTGCCGGCCGGCGGCGAAGTCTCGCTCACGGTCGGCGGCTCCAACGCCACCGCGACCGTGGCGAACGCAATGTTCGAAATCGAGCGCGACTGATCGCGCTCGCAGTCCTCAACCGTCGACCGAAGGGAAAGCCTCGATGATCGTGAACGCCACCAACCTCAACGCCCTGCGCGTCGGGTTTAAGACTTCGTTCCAAGGCGGGCTGGGCCTCGCGACCTCGCAATATCTGCGAGTCGCGACGGTGGTGCCGTCGACGACGAAGGAGCAAAAGTATGGCTGGCTCGGCAAGATGCCGGCGGTGCGCGAGTGGATCGGGCCGCGCGTGGTGCAGAACCTCGCCGAGCACGACTACTCGATCAAGGAGAAGCCGCTGGAGCTGACGGTCGGCGTCGACCGCGACGATATCGAGACCGACAGCCTCGGCATCTACTCGACGCTGTTCACCGCCATGGGCGAGTCGACCGGCTCCGAATGGGAGCGCATGGTGTGGGAGCAGCTCAAGCTCGGCTTCACGAAGTCCTGCTACGACGGCCAGCCCTTCTTCGACACCGATCACCCGGTACTCGACGCGGCCGGCGCGGAGCAGTCGGTCGCGAACACGGACGGCGGCGGCGGGGCGCCGTGGTTCCTGCTCGCCACCAAGCGCACGCTGAAGCCGATCATCCTGCAGAAGCGCAAGGACTTCGAGTTCGTCGCCAAGGACAGGGTCGACGACGACAACGTCTTCAGCAACAACGAGTTTGTGTACGGCGCCGATGCGCGCGGCAACACTGGCTTCGGCTTCTGGCAGTTTGCCTGGGGCTCCAAGCAGACGCTCGACCCCACGCACTACGAGACGGCGCGCGAGGCGCTGATCGGCATGAAGGGCGATTACGAGCGCCCGCTCGGCATCATGCCCGACCTGCTGGTGGTCGGCGCGTCCAATGAGGGTGCCGGCCGCGGCATCCTCCAGTCGCAGCTGATCAACGGCGGCGAGAGCAACAAGTGGGCCGGCACCGCCGAGCTGCTTGTCGTTCCGTGGCTGTGAGGTGACGCGTGAAGAAGCCAACAGCCAAGGAAAAGAATACCAGGGCCGCTGTCGACGCTGACGCGAAGGCCCAACACCCAGCCGGAGCGGAGGGCGACGGGGCCGCTCCGGCAACCCATGCACCCCCGACGAAGACAGTCGACGAAGGGGCGGCGGCGGTCGCGGCCGCCGCCCCAATCGCGGAGACCGTCGACATCGGGTTTCCACTCCCGGACGACATAGCGAAGGCGCTGGTCGAACGACCCGAGCTGGCCGCGCACGTCAGTGTCGTCGTCAAGGCGAAGTCGGAAAAGGGACGGCGCCGCGCAGGTCGATCCTTCACTCGCGCCGAGACTGTCCTGCCGTTCGAGAGCGTCTCGCCGGCCGAGCTTCAATCGCTCCTGAACGATGCCGAGCTTGTCGTCTTGGCGTGCGTGCCGGCGAAGCCGCCGGGCTGATCTCGATTGCCGGCCTGGACGACCCTCCCGGGGTCCAGGCCGCGCATACCCGCCGCGCCGCGTTTCATGTTCGCCGCATCGCGCGGCGCGGCGGGACCATCTCACCGGGAGCCGGGAGCAGCATGTCTTACGCCTCGCAACAGCAGCTCGTGGACCGCTACGGCGAGAAGCTGCTTCGGCAGCTGACCGATCGCGCGACGCCGCCGGCCGGCGCGATCGACGCGGCGGTGGTGGATCGCGCGCTCGCCGACACCGACGCGGTGATCAACGGCTATCTTCAGGGTCGCTACGTGCTGCCGCTTGCGCAGACTCCGGAGCTGCTCGCCGACACCGCACAGTCGATCGCGATCTACAAGCTTCACGGCACCGCCGTCGCCGACAAGATCAAGGACGACTACGCCCAGGCACTCGCCACGCTGCGGATGATCGCGCTCGGCACGGTGCGCCTGGAGGTCGCCGGCATCGAGCCCGCGGCCAACGACGCGAGCGGCGTTCGCACCAGCGACCGCCCGCGCGACATGACGCCCGGCAACCTGAAGGGCTTCATCTGATGGCGGGCGTCAGCACGCGTTTAACCGGCCTTGAAGACGCGCTCGGCGCGCTCGGCCGCGCCGCGAGCCAGGCCGAGCACCCGCGCGGGCTCTACGAGAACGTCGGCATGTCGCTCGTCGTGTCGACGCAGCGGCGCTTCGAGCTGGGCGTGGGGCCGGATGGATCGCCGTGGCCGCCGTCGATGCGCGCGCTCGCCGAAGGCGGCAAGACGCTGATCGACACCGCGCGCCTGATGCAGTCGATCACCTACGAGGCGACCGACAGCGGCGTCGATGTCGGCACCAACGTCGTCTACGCGGCGATCCATCAGCTCGGCGGCACGATCCACCAGGGCGCGCGCCAGCAGGTCATCCATTTCAAACGCAACAGCAAGACGGGGCACACGCGCTTCACGAAGGCGAACGCGAAGGCGACCTTCGCGCAGAAGGTCGGCATCGGCGAGCGCACGATCGTGATGCCGGCGCGCCCGTTCCTCGGCATCGACCAGGACGACGAGCGCGAGATCGCGACGCTCGCGAACGACTGGCTGCTCGGACCGCGGGGGGCTGGCGATGCTCTCCATTGATCCGGTCAAGGCACGCATCGGCGATCGCGTGCCGGCGCTGGCTGGTCGCATCGAAGGTGCGGCCGAGCTGGCCGCACTCGTGCGCGACGGCGCGCTCCCGCAGGTCATGCCGGCCGCGTTCGTCATTCCGCTCGGGCTGCAGGGCGGACGCGCCGACGTGGCGACCGCGATCTTCCGTCAGCCTTATGTCGAAGTCGTCGCCGTGGTTCTTGTTGTCGAAGCCGCGGGCGACGCGACCGGCGCGATCGCGCTGCCCGAGCTGGGCACGCTCATCGACGCTGCCGTTCCGGCGATCGCCGGCTGGGCACCGGACACGGCGCCCGGCGTGTTCGAGCTGCGCCGCGGCGCGCTCGTCAGTCTCACGGCGGGCGCGGTGATCTACCAGCTCGAATTCGGGCTCAACAACCAACTGAGGATCGTCGGATGAGCAGCGAACACGAGCGACCGCATCACGGCGGCAGCTACGTCCGCAAGTCGGATGGAAAGCTCGACCTGGTCGAGCGGACCGCGCCGCATCGCGAGCCGCACGAGTTCGGCGGCAACCCGCCGCCGCCCGCACCGATGACGAAGCCGGACGACGCGGTCGACCAGCGCGGCGCGAAACGTAAGGAGAAGTGAGCATGGCGATCTTCTGGAAGTCGAAAGTCCTGCTCGCGAAGATCGACGCCGTCTATGGCACCGATCCGGTGCCGACCGGCGCCGCGAACGCGATCCTCGCGAAGAACGTCACGCTCGCGCCGATGGAGGGCGAGGACGTGCCGCGCGATCTGGAGCGGCCTTATCTCGGCGGACAGGAGACGATCCCGGTCGCGCTTCGCTCGACGTTGACGTTTGAGACCGAGCTTGCCGGCTCCGGTGCGGCGGGCACGCCGCCGCTGTGGGGCGTGCTTGCGCGGGCATGCGCTTGTGCCGAGGTGATCAGCGCTGGCGTCTCGGTCGCCTACACGCCTATCACGCTCGCGCACGAGAGCATCACATTCTACTTCTGGATCGGCGGCACCAAGCACGTGATGAAGGCCGCGCGCGGCGGCGGCGAGATCGGGCTCAACGCGCAGGGCATCCCCGTCGTCAAGTGGACGTTCATGAGCCTGTTCACGATGCCGGTCGACGCCGCGCAGGCGACGCCGACGCTGACGGCATGGCAAGAGCCGCTGGTCGCGACGAAGGCGAACACGCCCACGTTCACAGTGAACGGCGTCGCGCTCGTGCTGCGCAGCTACACCTTCAACCTCGGCAACCAGGTCGAGCCGCGCCTCCTGGTCGGCAAGGAGGAAATCCTCATCGTCGACCGCGCCGAGACGCTCGCCTGTCAGGTCGAGGCCGTCGCGCTCGCAACGCTCAACCCGTTCGCGCTTGCGCAGGCGCGAACGCTCGTGCCGGTCAACCTCGTGCACGGCACGGTGGCGGGCAACATCGTGACGATCGCGGCGCCGACCGCGCAAGTGCAGCGGCTATCCGGCTACGAGAACCAGCAGAACATTCTCGAATGGCCGCTGCGCGTCGATCCGAAGCCAAGCGCCGGCAACGATCAGTTCTCGATCACCTGTACCTAACGACGCCACACACACGACCGCAAACCGGGAGGCTCTTGAAATGTCATTCAACATCCAGGCACGGCCAACGTTTCGCCGCACCGTCAAGGTCCGCGTGCCGGACACAGACGGCGCGCACGAAGAAACGATGGTCGCCGTGTTCAAGGTCGCGACCGACGACGAGCTGAAGGGCGTCGATCTCGACACCGAGGCCGGCACCATCGACTTCTGCCGACGCATCGTGGTGCGACTCGACGATCTCGCGGATGCGGACAAAAAGCCGGTGGAGTTCACGCCGGAGGTGTTCGAGCAGGTGCTCGCGATGCCGCACGCCCGCGTCGCGCTCGTGCGCACGTACACGCGCGAAGTCCTGACGGCCGCCGCGGGAAACTGACATGGGCCGCTCGCGCCTGGGCGAACGGCCGTCTCGACCGCCCGACCGAGGAGCCGGAGGCGATCGCCGACCTGCGGCGCTTCGGTGCGCCCGAGGCCGCGATCGCGGCGATGCGGGCTCACTTGGCAGTCAACCAGGAGGATGGGGTGTGGCCGGAACACGTCGCGATCGTCACGGCGTTTCTCGCCTGCGCGACGCAGTGGCGCGTCGTGACGGTGGGCGGCGGCTTCGCGCCGTCGCGTCTGCTCTGGCTCGGGCTCGACTATGCGGGCGCACGTATCGGCATGGAGGCCGCGGGAATGGCGATCACGCCCAGCCTGTGGAGCGGCGTGCGCTTGATGGAAGCCGAGGCGCGAGACGCGCTCAACGGGACTAGGTGATGCTGCTTCTCCAGCTGCGCATCGACGGGGACTCGCGCGGCGCTCAACGCGCCGCCGACGACACGCGCCGGTCGCTGACGCAGCTCGGACAGGAGTCGCGGAAGCCGGCCGGCAATCCGCTGCAGCCGATCGAGGACGGTGCGGGCCGTGCCGGCAACTCGGTCGGCAGCCTGCGTATGATCTTCAAGACGATGGCGCGCGAGGCCGCTCTTCTCGGCGGTCCGATGGCCGGCATCATCGGTCAGGTCGGCACGCTCACGGTCGGGACAGGCCGGCTCGGTTTGTTCATGACGTCCAGCACGATCGCGATCGCGGCGATCGCCGCCGTCACCTACAAAGCGATCACTGCTTTCTCCGATCTCGAGCAACACAACGTGAAAGTCGCCGCGTCGCTCGGCGCGACGAAGGTGGCGTCGGGACAGACGGTCGCCGGCCTCGAGGCGATGACGCGCGAGCTTGCGCGGAGCGGCACGCAAACGGTCTCTGACATTCGCGACTCGGAGGTCGCGCTGCTCCGCTTCAAGTCGGTGAGCGGCGACACCTTCGGCACCGTGTTGCGGCTCGCCCGCGACGCGGCCTCGGGCGGTTTCGCGCCGATGAAGGATGCCACGATCGCGATCGGCAAGGCGCTCGCCGATCCGACGAAGGCGACCGAGGCGCTGCGCGACATCGGACTGTCGCTGTCGGTGACGCAACAGCGGCTCGCAACGGATTTCTACAATACAGGCCAGCGCGCCAAGGCGCAGCAAGTCGTCCTGACCGCGTTGTTCGAGCAGATCGGCGGTACGGATACCAAGGCGGCCGACACGCTCTCCGCCGCGGGTGGGCGACTTACGAAAACCTTGGGGACGTACTTCGAGCAGCTCGGCGGCTGGATCGAAAAGCAGGGCGGGCTGAAAGCCATCTTGGATGCGACTGCGACGGCGTGGGATAACGCGGCGGCCGGTCGCTTCAAGTTCAATACAAATCTCTTCGGCCTGCCGCCGGCGGCCGAGCCGGCCGCGCTGCCAAAAGGCGACCGGCAGGCCGGCCCGTCTTTCGCGTCGCGCTTCGATCAGTCGACCGCCGACATCGCTGGCGCATCCGGCCCGATGCGGGAGAGACAAGAGCGCATCAAGGCAGTCACCGACGCGCTGCTGGAGGAGGCGCGCACCGCTGGGCTCAACGCCACCCAGCAGCGCGTCTACAACGAGCAGGTCAAGGCCGGAGCGCTCACGCAAGAGCAGCTTGAAAAGGGCCTGCTAGGCACGAGCGCGGCCGCGCGCGAGGTCGCCGCCTCCGTGCAAGCGATCGGGAACAAGAACTTCGCGCGCGATCTCACCGCGGAGTCGATCAAGCAGGAGTCGGCGCTGCGAGTGGAGACGGCGACGGTCACGATGTCGACCGGCGCGGCCGCGGCATACCGGTTCGAGCAGGAGAAGATCGCCGACGCGAAGGCGCGCGGCGTGGTGCTGAGCGATCAGAACCGCGATGCGCTGAAGCGCGAGGCCGGTACGATCGGGGACCTGACGCAGAGGCTCGACGATCTGCGCACGATCAAAAGCACCGGAGCCGAAGTCACCTCAAGCCTCTTTAAGGACTTCCGCAACGAGCTGCAGAACGGCGCGACCGCATGGGATGCGTTCAAGAGCGCGGGCCTCAATGCGCTGAACCGTGTCAGCGACAAGCTGATCGACATGGCGGCGAACAATCTCTGGAACAAGGCGCTCGGCGGCAGCACCGGCGGCGGCGGGCTTCTTGGCATCCTCGGCTCGCTGTTCGGCGGCGGATCGTCCCAGCCGGTCGGCGTCGTCGGCGGCGCCGGCGACATGGTGGTGCCCACATTCGATAGCGGCGGCTTCACCGGCAACCTGTCACCGCGCGCGATCGCCGGCGTCGTTCATGGCGGCGAGTTCGTCTTCGACGCGCCGACTACCGCGCGCAATCGGTCGCTGTTCGA